GTGAAAGGAAAGTCGATGCCAGGTGTTTGGTTGGAGTCAGCCATGAGAAAAAATGCCTTGTTAGCAGTGTATGAGAAAAGCCCCGTTGTGACACGGGGCGGTTAACGCACCAGGGTTATTCGTGACGAGCAAATTCACCATGCAGTGATTCTCGCAGTTTTTTGACAGCGGCTGCACATTGGTCTTTGTCTTGAAATGCACCAACGCGATATAGCTTTTTTTGGTGCCATACCTGCCCAATCCACTTGTTTGTCTGTTTTTGCCAGCTCACGCCTTTGATTCCTGATGTGCTGTCTTTCCGCAGTTTTGTATTGCGCTGGTTCTGCGACACCGTGATTGGGCGCAGGTTTTCGATGCGGTTGTTGAGCTGATTGCCATCAATGTGATCCAGCATTGGTACAGGTTCCTTCCCGTGCATAATCCAGACCAAGCGGTGTGCCATTCGCTGCTTGCCGTTGACCACAATCAACACATACCCGCGATTGCCTACACAACCGGCTTCATCACCAGCATGAGCCTTACCGCGATTAACCTTCCAAAACAGTTTTCCGTCGCGGTATTCCAGCAATTTGTGGAGATACTCGCCTGTCAATTCCGCGTCGCTAGGCACCTAAACCAGTTCGTGTGAAAGGACTAGTCTAGTGACCCTAGCCCAGCAGTTGCCGAGCCAGGGAGACTTTCGAGTAGGACTACTAGGCAATACCAGCATCATTTAGACGCTGCTCAAGGGTTTCAATCTTGACGAGTGCTTCCTGCAATGCAGCAGTCAGCAGTGGAACCAATTTGGATTGGTCGATGCCTTGGTAGACAGGATTGCCCTCATCATCGACGGCATCCTTTGCGCCAGTGACGCACTCAGGGACAACGGCTTGTGCTTCGTGAGCGAGGAAGCCGTCAACCGTTTTGCTGGGATCCGCGATGAAGTTGAACTGGCTGGGCTTGAGCTGCTTAAGGCGATCAGCAGCGCCAGTTAGCGGGACAACGTTTTCCTTAAGGCGATAGTCGGAGGATGTGTTGTAGGCGGTGCTCGATGTTGTAGTAGTAATACTTCCAACAAGTCCGTTTGGGTTATAGAAGCCGATGTGAGTAATTGTTGCCACCGTCGCCCTGCCAATGCGAAGCTCTCCGACACTCCTTATTTGCAACCCATTTGCGGATCCTGTTATCGCATTTGCAGTACCTACATATACATCGCCATCGCTCTTAATCCTCATCCGCTCCGTCGGGCTGCTATCTCCGTCGGCGGTAGTGGAGAACGCTAGGCGAGTTGGTTTGTCACCTGTTCCGTGATCTGAATCAGCTTCAGCAATAATGCTGGCACACTGCTCATATTCGCCATCGCTATCGTTACCCCAGAATTCAATTTTACCGATATTGTTACCTTCACTCGTTGATGTGTCATTGCGACCCAGCAGTAAACCAGCTCCCGCATTTGCTAAACCAACAATTGTATCGCGGTTGTCGGCACCAGCGCCAAAGTTAGCAGACGTGCCAACTAACAGCCTGCCCGAGCTGTCAATAGCAGCCCGTTGACTGCCATTGACGTAAAAGCTCATCGGCGTAGATGCACCAGCAGCCGAAATCTGAAAGTCTGCGTTTGCTGCCGTTAGCTGACCCGTTAGAGTTCCGTTGTAATAAAGGTTAGCGTTTGTACTATTTGCTGTGCCGCGATCAAGTTTTAATACTGGGTTGATATCTTGGACAACATGAAGACCAGCACTAACTGAAGTAGTGCCAATCCCTACGCGACCTGAGGAGTCGATGCGGACTCTCTCATTTCCGGCAGTATCAAAAGTAACGTTGTCTGTGCTCGTAAGAGAAGTCTTCCAAAAGCCTACTGTCTTATATTGAACAAGTAGACTACCTTGCTCTTGTGCCGCAGTATTGTTATAAAACTGCAGTTTCCAGCCGTCATCATTATTAACTGCTGTACCAGAAAGACGAAGTGGCGTGACTAAATCCAAGCCGCCTGCGTTCTCGACAATCTCCATTTTTGCCTGAGGGATACTAGTCCCCAGGCCCAAGCGACCCGAGCTGTCGATGCGGAGGCGTTCGGTGCCAGCGGTAGCGTCGTAAAAAGTAAGCGCACCATTAGAGGAATTGATTGAATAATTTCTAGTGCTATTTATAAGATTTAACGAAGCACTGCTTGTGCCTGATGAGCGCACTTTCAGGTTTACAAAACCCGTGTTAAAAATATCTAAGTCTGCGCTAGGCGCACTGGTCCCCAGACCCAGCTTCCCATCCGATGTAATCCTCATCCGCTCCGTCGGGGTGCTCGATCCTGCGGCGGCGGTAGAAAATACGAGGCGAGTTGGCTTGTCTCCTGCTGCGTGAGTACCATCTGCCTGAGCAAGTATTGAGGCGCATTGCTCGTAAGATCCACCGTCGTTGCCATAAAATGCGACACCACCAAGTCCCTCGCCGGCAGCAACAGCTGAATCATTTCTCCCAAGACCAATATATGCACCAGCAATGCCTGTTGATTGCAACTTGTAGTGGGCACTGCCCGTAATTTCACTAGAAGTCCCCACCAACAACCTGCCCGAGCTGTCGATGCGGGCCACTTCATTGGAGCCGCCACTAATGTTAAACGTGTGAGCGGAAGCGCCATAGTTTTGTTCTACCCAAGCGGACGTTGACCTGTTAAATGAAAGGAGCGTATTCTTCCCAGATGTAACACCTGTTTGAAATTCAAATGTCTCCGCTCCTCCATTGGAAACGGATAGTTTTGCATTAACGTTAGGACTCGTGGTGCCGATGCCGACGCGGCCTGCGGCGGTGATCGTAACGTCGGCATCAGTTGGGCTGCTAGTGCCCGCACCAAGAAGTAATTTTCTGTCGTTATGGTTATATGTAATTACACCATCTACTCCAGAATTATCGGCAAATAAAAGCCGAGATTGAGAAATACCGTTATGCGTTAAGAGTTTAAGCTCTACATCGCCAGTTGCACCTTTTACAACAAGATTGGAGTCAGGCGTAGAAGTCCCCAAGCCTAATTTCCCGTTGTAGGTGATACGCAGCCGTTCTGTTGCTGAACCACCGATTCCAGTACCAAAGACAATATCTGAAGCTGCATTAGTGTAGCCATATGTGTCGATATAAGCAGTGACTCCAGGATTGTCGGCATCTGAAGTTACAAACTCAATCCGCCCTGGCGATTGTCCAGCAGAAAACGAGCCGTCGGTATCAATAAACCGTAAAGTGTTATTTTGCGTGACTCCATTATTATTGGCGGAAAGTTCAAGCTTGGCTGTTTGAGTTGAAGTCCCCAAGCCTAGACGACCACTGGAGTCCAGTGTCATCTGGGGTGTGTTGGCGGTGTAAAAATTAACTCTGCCAGTAGCAGGATTAAATTCAATCTTTTGATTTGCGCCAGTTCCGTAAGCCGAAGGAGCCTCTGCAAGAATAGTATCTTGCGAAATTGTCAAGCGTCGATTTGCGTTATTTGCTACCGCAATGTTGACGCGAGAAGGATTTGCTGACTCAAGGCCAGCTACGGACAGCTTGGTTAGGTTAGAAGCTGTTCCAACTCCAACATTTCCACTAGCGTCAACAAACAACCGCCCAGTGCCATTAGTCGAGATGGCTAGTTGGTTCGCTCCAGGGCGATAAATACCTGTATTGCTATCCCCGTCAAATGCAATGCCCGGTGCAGCTGCCGTACCACTGCCCGCATTCTCCAGCAGGTCCGCAATACTGACCTTCTTTGTGATGTCAGCGCCAATGTCAACGACTGCCAGCACATCAGTGCTGACTGGATCGGTGTAAGCGACCAGATCCGTAATCTTGACGTTGGCCATGGGAATCCCTTCAATACTTCAATTTTACTGTGATGCTCAAGTCTTGATGCATCCCAAAAGTGCCACGTTCCTGGGACGTGATTCCGTTCCACCGTCGTTGGAAATGGTGTGGCTGTGCGTGGCATCAAAGTCAATTCCACCTGCATCGCTTGAGTCAACACTGTCGGGGGTATCGCCAGCCCTGAAACCTGTGACCTTGCTGAATACACCAGTCGCTGTACCATGATCGTTCCAAGTTTCTGCGATATTCCGCAGTTCTCCTTGTAGTGTTTCGCTATCGGTTGATCCGGTATGGTTGTGCTGCTTGTTTTGATCTGCCTGTGTGCTACCTAATGTGCGCCCTGCGTCGATGCCGCGCCCATCATCAAAACCACGAACGAACTCACCACGAAGATCGGGCAAGTTAAACGTGGTTGAGCCGTCACCAGCACCAAACTGCGTTCAAATAGCGGAAAATAGCGTTGCATACGTGGTACGACTGACCGCTGCGCCGTTTGCCTTCAGGTAACCCGTTGGAGCACTGCTGCGTGCTGTCCAAATAACCGTTCCAGCGGGGACACTATCGCTAGATGGAATTGCAGCAATTTCATCATCAACGTACTTCTTGGTGGCCGCCATGTTGTTGGTGGTCGGCGCACCAGTTAGCGTCAAGTCTCCGGTCAGCGTGCCACCGGAAAGTGCAAGGTACGTTGATGCCGCTGCTGTGATTTGCAGGTAACGCAGATCGGCTGCAGCCTGTGTGATTCCGTCTGGATCGACACGCACCCAATTGCTGCCGTCATACATCTTCAACTCATCGGGCGTTTGGCTTGTGTCTTGCCAAAGCTGACCCAGTACCGGATTTGAAGGTGCCGTAGCACTGGGACTTGTGATTACGGACGATCCGGGTTGGAAACTAACAACAGAAAATGTCGCACCGTTCCAGATTTTGAGAATAGGTGGGTTTGTACTTGTATCTACCCATAGCTGTCCGTTATAGGGAGTTACGGGAGCGCTCGTTCCAACGGTCAGGCCAAGTTGCGTGAGCACCAGACCTAAGTTGTTTGCCGTAATTTTTCGGGTCTCGCTCGCGCTAATACTTGTAAACGGAACGATGTCCGCGCTGGCCAGCGTTGTGGCGGCTGGCAGTTGGGAAATGCGTGCGTCAGCCATTAGTATCCAATAACGGTGATGTCAACAAGACCGGAAACAGCTGTACCGGAAGCGTTCAGACACTTAATCGTAACCGAACTGGTCGATTTGGCTGTAACCACTGCCGTGACCGCTGACGATCCACCCGTTTGAAGCGCGGTGATCTGGACACTTTCTACGCTGCGGAAAGTTTTTGTAAGCGCCACAGCAGTCCCTGCACTGGATATGGTCACATCGTTCTGCTTTTCAATCACGTCTGGATAGTCAAGTTGCGCCGTAAGCGCTGAAATGTTGCCAGCGGTCGTTCCACCGTCCGGGCTTTTGAACAATGTCTCTACCCGGTACACGTCACCGAGAAGCTTTTCATACGGGGCGTAGGGGTGGACGATCCCGCCCTCAGCCAGTTCTGTAGGGTCATAATAACGCTGCTCTGAGAAGATCTTGTCGTCATTTTCCTGCAGTAGGTTGAAGTCATCCTCTTTGGTTATCTCAATAGCCTCGCCTGTTAGGGCAACCAACTTGTGCTGGTAAGTTGCGGTTGCAGTTGTGCTTAGCAACAAAGCGCTTTCAAGATTGTTGTTGTCAAAGTTCCAAGTAAAAATACTGTCCTTAGTTGGATCGGTTTGAACTAGGTTTCCGCCCGATACTGAACAGTTGTCATAATCTCCGGGCCAGTTGCCTGCGCCTTGTGTTTTGGCGTTTACCGTCTGCACAGCATTGCTGATTGGCGGTGCCCCGATATTTACAAGTACGTAGGCAGGCGCATCAGAACGCCACTGCGTTGCATCGACGGCTTTGACCATTACGACCCAAGAATCTACGTCGAACAGGCTCGTCTCAAACCACTGCTGCTGAGCCGGTAAGCCGCCGGATTGAAGTTCGATTCCGGCTTCCCACGTTTCGGATGGGCTGCTATTGACAAGCGTTCCACGCTTAAAACGCACCTCATAGCCGATAATGTCGGCGACAAGGCTTTGATCCCATGCGCCATATTCACTCAAGGGGAGTTGCCAGCTGAAACGCTTACCGCTGCTGTTCTGGTTTTCTACAACACTGAAGTTAGACGGTGTTGGCGGGACGATTTCATCACGCTCCACGAAAGTCGTGATGTAGTCATCGGGGTCTTCACCAAAAATCGCGCTAGTAAAGTTGACGCGAACGTCGTAAGTGTCCGGAGCGTGGAATGCAACCGTGTAATAACCCGTTAGCGGAATATCAGCCAAGAAGTACCAGCCTTCGGCGTTAGGTTCTTTTACGCCTGGGACTTGACCTGACGTAAGATTGCGCGGCTTTGCCCAGCACTTGTAACCCCGTACACGCTCAGGGATTGGGCACGTTCCAGCGTCAACGATCAATAATTGTGTGCCGTCTGGCTGGTTTGCGTGTCTTACGGTTGCTCCGTATGCGGCATCGCTTAAATCTGGGATTGCTTCAAAAGGATCTACGTCATACACAACCCATTCAGACTGGCTGCCTAAACGGTTTACCGATGCCACTCGTACTTGATAGGTGTTACCAAAAACATGTAGTGCAAGCGGAATTTGCACGTTAGTCGTACTGGTGCTTACCACCTCGGACCATTCAGTATCGCCGTTCTTTCGCCATTGATATCTGTAGGCGCGAATTAACAGATCAATGGCGTTGTTTTTCTGGGGTGCCTTCCAGTTTGCGCGAATAGATGTTTGACCGTTTGAAAATTCAAGTTCAGCTACAACTTCTGTTGGTACGGTTGCCTTAGAGATAGTAAAGCGATCTTTTGGTACAGCGACGGGCAAGCTATTGTCTACATACTCAAATTTGCTGTCGTTGTATTGAACGGCTTCGACCTGGTAAACAAGGGGTTCGACTTCAGCGACAGAGATGATTTTGTACAGCGCGGCCTGCATAGCGCTCCATTCCAGTACCCACAGAGACCCAACCTGAGAATCAATAACAGAGCTAACTTCAATTTGAGTGTTAGTGTCATCCGCCGAGACGACCCTAGCCATGATGAAATCTAAGGATTGCGTCATTAGAGGATCGACGTCCTGAGACACTAAGTTTTGTTCTGTAATTTGCGATCCAGACCCAGCAAAACTTACTAGGTTGGTTACCTGTAACTTGGGTCTTGTAGTAGTTGAGCCGTCCGGGTTAGTTGTTGTCTCGCCATCGGGGATAACGAACGTCAGTGTGTAAGCAATATTCGGGTCAAGGTTAAGAACTGCATCGAGCGTTACGACGTTGCCGTTAATAGCTGTAATGCGACCACCAAGGCGTTGACCTTGCTTAAGTGGATCGGCAATTTGAATTACTTCACCGACACCAGCAGCAAGACCCTCGGCGCCGATGCGGAAACTGACGCGCTCGGTTTCGTAACGGTTACTGAACAGCGTGTGTTTGGCAGCCCTCAGCGCTTGGCCTCTTGAAGTAACCCCGATTAGGCGAAGATCGATGGGGTTGTATCCAAAACGCTCCAGCAGTTGGTCATCCTGCAGGTATTCGGTGACGCTGGAGTAAACCTGATTTGGGTCGTCCCAGTTAGCTAAGACGACGCTTTTTCGTGCAGCACGCGCTGTGCCGGTGTACGTAAAGCAGGGCGAGGAGACTTCACCGTTTTCAGCAACATCTTGGATGACGTTGGCTTCACTGAATTGCTGAACAGGGAGCTGTGAACGGTCCTGCGTTAAATACAGCTGGCCTTCGCTGTAATAAATCAGACCACGGAAGCATGAAGCAAGTGCATTGAGCACTTCATACACACCGCCTGGGTTCTGCAAAAACAGATTGCAGGTGAAGCGTGGTTCGTATCCACCTGATCCGTTAGGTACTAATTCGTCGCAATACTGGCTGACGGTATAGAGGTACCAAGGATCGATTGCAATCGAACTGACGTACCGCTTGACGCCAAAACGCTCGTTTAGAACAATGTCACGAAAGATCCAAGCGGGGTTATCGGTCCATGCCATCTGGAACGTACCATCCCAGATACCTGTATATGTACGGGTTTCGGCGTTGTAATTAGTAGGTACTTGGACACGCTTGCCGCGTAACTTGACTGATACGTCGGGGATTGCATTAAATTGACGCGCATCTACCTTGACGGCGACAAGGGCGGTATTTGGATAGGCAAATTTTTCGTCGATGATTTCGGCGTAGCTTTGCCAAAAAATGTTGTTCTGGATGTAGGGAGATGTGTTGTCTGCGGTTAGGCGGGAGACGCGTACATTCCAGGGGCCCGTTCCAGGGAGATCAAACTCGTATGCACGCTGGAACTCGCTATCTGACTTGCCGCTGACTTCAACGTAACCGCTAACAACACTTGAATAGGGGCCACCATTGGCGCTGACTTCAATGTTGTACCTGACTGAAGTGCCGCTAACGTCGCCGTTTTGGGGGTTCTGGGATTGCAGTGCAGGATGCGAAATAATTACGCGGCATCGTTCAATATCCTTATCTGTAATCGCACGGACAATTGGCCCCACCGCTTGAGTAATTTCGGTGCTTACACCAACAGTGTTTTCAGTTGTACTAAAGCCTTCGATTGGTGTCTGAGTTTCATCCTCACCTAGGCGAGATTCAAGCGTGTACCCGTCAAAGTTGCTCGTTCCATCGGGGTTTTGAATTGGTACGCCATCTAGATAAACGTCCTTTTCAATGCTGTTGGGGAAGCCTTCAATTTCGCCTTCTGATACGGCGTAAACCGTTTTGGCAAATGCAACGGAAAATAGGTTGTCATCTGCAATGACCGGCTGTCGTGTAGGCGCAACAACCGTGACGTTTTGCGTTACCTTTTGGCTTGAACCGCCACCGCCTTTGGCGCCTTTAACCTGCAGTTCTTCGTTTTTGTTGATGTCTTCCATCACAGGTAGTTCTGCAGTTCGAGGCCAAAGGACAGGACGGGCAACGCCCCAACAATGCGCTCACCGTAAAGAACGGGAACGACATCTCCTTGTATCGTATTCGCGTTGGACTTGTCGAACGTAAACGAGTTCAACTGCTCCGACTCATCACGGCCTGATGTTGAGCTTCCACCAACATTCTTGACGTTGGGCATTTTGGGTGTTGGCGTCAGTAGTTCTGCAACACCGCTAAAGATCATTGACAGACCAATGGATCCGACAGCCACTGCTGCTGTGGACCCAAGAGTGAAACCAAATATGGACCCAGCCAGCAAACCGCCAGGCGCAAAAACAATCGCAGCAGCCACAAGCGCCACCCCCGCAATAATCTTCCCGACACCACCACGGCCAGCAGGTAATGGCGCGAGCACCATCCGCTTGCTCATTGGCCACAACAGTTGCTCTTCTTCTAAACCTTCGGAATGATCAGTGACAACGCGCCAGTCGATGCCCTTTTCGCCTGACTCAAGCAAGTATTGACGCAATGCTGGAATCTGGATGCACAGCGCACGCATCGCCTCAGCTGGTGTCTTTACTGCAAGCTGGAATTTGCGCCCAAAACGGCGGCCAGCTTCACCTAGCAATCGAATCGTGACCATCAGCCTCCACGCCGCACCACCATGTACGTATTATCGCGGAAATAGCTGCTGTAGGACATTACCCCAGACAGCCTGTCAAATAGATGTTGATAGATCTGGTTCGCTGCAGGATCCTCCACAACAGCAACGTGATTGCAGGTGTATTGGTTACGAATGCGGAAAAGCAGCACATCACCACGCTCCAGTGGTGCGGTCTTGGGGATCTGGATAAAACCTTCGTTTGCAAAGTTGGCTTCAAAATGCGTAAAGCCGCGCTGCTTCCATTCGCCTTCGTATTGGCGTTCATAGTCGCCCATCTCAACGCCCATTTGCTGTGAGTACCAATCGCGCACTGCCGCATAGCAGTCATAACCGCCGTACATCCAAGGGCGTTCCAGCAAGCCAGCGGATTGGCGTGGGTCGTAATAGAAGATCTCGGTGCTGGCGCAGTTCCACACTGCATAAGGGAGGTTCAGCGCTTTTGATGCGTTGACATCAGCGAAACTCAACGCTGCATAATCGTCATGGCTATGCCAGGAAGCCACCGCATCATCTAAATACCTTGCTGTGTCGGCGGCGCTGATTACAAATTGATCGGGCACCGTGGAGGTGTTGGCGCATTCGACCACCGTTCCATCGGCCAACACAAAACCGCAAGCCTCTGCGGGGTATGCGGCTTCGGCGTACTGGCGGATCTTCGCCTGTTGTGCTGCTGTAAGTGGATTGGAAAATGTGGACAGCATGATCAACCTTGAGAATCGACGAGGCCAGCGAAACCGCCAAACGGGATGCGGTCTCCTGCAGTGGTAGGGCTAAAGCGGATTGTCAACACAATGTCGTCCGGAATCGTGACAGAGGTCAACACGCCTGTTGTTGCGTTAACTGTAAAATCCGTTGTCTCTTGGTAGTCGCCAACAATCACCACGTTGGTGGGGCTGATGTTGGTGTAACCCAAAAATAACGTTCCAGACGTGAAGGATTTGAGCACCTCGATGCGACCAAAACGAAGCTGGCAGCTGCTCAGCCGTTTGCCGCATACATCGTTATCAATGCTTGCCACTGACTGGTCGTCGGCGTTGAAATAACGGTTGCCGTCATAGTGACAGCCGATGTCGCTGCGGTAGATCCACTGGCATTGTTCCCGTAGCAACCTACGGCCTGGCAATGCCCTACCTTCAAGGTCAAACGGAACAGCAAGCTGGAACGATACGGCTAGTTTGGTTTCGTTGCTTTTCTGCTCAACAATCCATTCATCCGGGCCCCAATAAGCGTCGGGGTCTGCACCCGGTAGCCCGTCAAGGTACGTGCTAAGTGTGCGGATGCGTTGAACGGACGCACCAACCAAGTCGTCATACGTGTTGGTCAGTGCTGTGATGGCCAAACCGACGTTGGCGAACGTAAGGGTGGGACGTGCCAGTTGTCCCTTGGTGTTTAACTCAAAGCCGTTTGCCTCAAGCGGTAACGCGGTGTAAGTGTTGCCTTGATAAACGATGTCTGTGCCGTTGACTTGGGTCCAATTGCAAAAGCGATAAATAGCCTGCTCGGTCGAGCCAGCGGGGAGCAGCGTGGTGATGTCGAGCGTGAACAGGTCGATGACCTGCGGTAGCTGTGTTTTAAGAGTTTCGGCGTTGGGAGGTGTTTGGGTCATACGTACACCTGGCGCAGTTCAAAGCTAAGACTTGCGTAACCGGGGACGGTGCGGGTAATAGTCCAGCCATCCGCAAGTAGAAATGTCTTTGGGTCGAGCGTCAGGGTGACTTCAACCACTGTTCCGTTGGGGATGCTCACGGATGTGATAAGACCGCTGGCCAAGTTGACGGTGTAATCAGCTGGGCGGGTGTAACCGGCGAGGCTTATCGAGGTGATGTTTGTGTAGCCAAGATCTAACTCGCCAGCGGTGATTGGACGGGCGAATGATTTCTGGCTGTTTGGTGGAGTCCATGTAAGGGCTTGGCCCTTTTGGGAAAGCAAGTAACTTTCAATGGAGTAGATCTCCTCGATGGGGAGTACGACTGTTTGGCAGTTCCAGGTTTCGATGTCGCGATTTAGGCCGTCGCTGAGGATTTGGCTGTAGCCGTCACCAAACTGGGCGCGTTGAATTCGCTGTGTCTTTTTCTCGCTCGTGGAGAACGCAAGCGGGATGTCGTCAAAGGCGATGTAACGCATCAGAGCATTCCTCCACTACGGCGCTCGTTTGCCAGGGTCGAGAGGACAATGCCTTGAACTTGCCCAGCAATCTGTTTTTGGGCTTTCGGGCTCAAGCTTTCGCCTGTGTTCTCTACTGTAATGTTAATCGTCTCAACCTTCACGCCACCGCCGCCAAGGGCGTGATTTGGAACAATCGTTCCAGAGGATTTAGGAACAAACAGCTCAGGACCGCGCTCGCCAACCATGTAGGGCGTACCAGTGGAAACCGGACCGCCGTTTGCGCGTCCAGCTAATTGGCCGAGGACGTTGGCGAAAGACGAAACGCTTGTTGTTTGTCCGCCTAACCCAAAAGATCTTGCGATGCCCAGGGCGATGTATTGGGCGATCATTTGGGTAGCGGTCTGCATAAGCATGTCTGAGATATTACGTAAGAAGTCAGCGAAAGCTTCCTCAGCTGATTTTGTTCCATCAATGACTTCTAGCAAACCACTTGTTAGGGAAGAAACAGCTGGCCCAACAAACGCATAAACGTCCTGAACCGTTTGCGCTAATTTAAGTTCTGCCATCTCTAGCTCTTCAATCTGTGTTAATTCCTGCTCACGTAATTCAAGCTTTGCTCTTAGTCTGTTAGTCTCTTCGTCTAATCTGTGTGCTTTCTCTACATAATTGGCTGCTCTCAACTTATCGGCTGCGTTTGCCTTCGCGTCTATGTCTGCCTGCAGCTGACCTAGCTCTGTACTCCTTCTTTGTAACTGCTCGATCCCTAGTAGATCTTGTTCTAATTTGTTACCGCCAAACGGGCTTTCTATACGTGCCTCTAACGCAGATTTCTCCGCAACAAAAGCGGCACGTCGTTGAGACTTTTCTAATTGTTCTTGCGCGATTAGCTCTTGCTTTCTTATCTCTAAGATACTGTATCTTGTTTCGGCTTCAAAACTTGCTACCCTTCTGAGACTGCTGAAACGTGCATCTATCGCATCAATCTCTTCTTGGGAACGTACGCCTGACATAAGAGCCGCACGTTGCTCAATATCTAGCAACCCAAGAACTCTCTTTTTCTCACCCCCTATTTCAACTTCATAACCTAACCTTTTTCTTAATTCTTCCGTAATTGCAGCTTGCTGCCTAGCTATGTTATCGATATCTCTTCCGCCGACGAGACTGGTTTCTAGCTCAGCCTCACTCCTAGACATTTCAGCAGCTTTTTGAGCCGTAAGTGCATTATTGACACGCGCTATAACATCCCCAAGATCCCTTATTCTGCGTAAACTGGCGTTTATGTTTTGCTCTTCTAGATCAAATAACCTCTGTGTCAATGTATAACGTTCTTTGATCCCTTGGATTTCAGCCGCTGTTTTCTCTCTGGATATTTGCGCGAGCCTAGACTCATACTGAATTTGACTGGAGGCTAAATCATTTCTTAAACGTGCGGCTTTTACTTCGTCCGTTCGTGCTTCTTTGCGAATTTCCTCGTCGCGTAACTCTTTCTCCTGTAAGGCTATTTGCTCTTTTAATTCAAATGTTGCTTCACTAAACGCTTTATTAGATAAAAGAAATACAGCTAGACGAGAACGCTCAATCTGAACTGCCCGAGCGGATTCATTGACCGCTTTTGTACGTAGATCCGTCTCTACTTGAAGCTCCTTGGTGTATTCACGTTGAAGGGCAATTCTACGTCCTAAAATCAGGAGGTCTTTTTCACTGATCAAACCTGATCTAAATTTTTCGATAGCTTTTACTAGAGCGGGTTCGTTTTCAAACCCTGCTCTTAGCTCAACACCTGTAAAGGTGTTTTGAAACACCTGCTGATCAAGTCTTGTTTTTCTCGCTTGGCTGGTTAAAAAATTTGTTATATCAATAAGTATGGGCGCTAACGATGCCTGCAGCTGAGAACCGAGTTTAGCAAACTCTTGTGCAAGCTTTGCTGTGGCCGCTCCATACTCGCGTAAATCTCTAACACCCTTTTGACCTACCGTAGCTGACAGGACTTCAGCCGCTTTATCTTGATCTTTATAGGCTTCCAACAGTTTTCCTAACGCTGTATCAGACTGTCCTGCAGCTTTAGTAAGTGCGTTAATATCTGCTGTTAAAGGGTTTAGCGCTTTACCTAGTGTTGCTATAGATTCAGCAACGCCATCGAGAAGCTGACCAATTGCCGAGCCTAAGACACTACCACCAAAACCACCAAGAGCACCTAAACCACCACCGACTATAGATCCAAGACCACCTCCAAACAGAAGAGGAAAGCCCACACCTGCAGCAACGTTGCTAAATATATTCGAACGTCCTCCGATACTTCTCTGCGTACCAGATCTCCTCCCTAAGGGAGATCGCGGAAAACCTTCTGCTGATAATGGTTGGGGTCCCTGGATTCGACCTGTGCTGCTAACACGAGCTAACTGTTCGTTTACATCAGCAATAGCAAGAGATAAGTCCGTAAAGTCTTTGCTGCCTATAGTAACTAAACGGAGAGTTTCCTGTAATTCTCTTTGATAAAACTCAAGACCGCTTACACTTTTTGGTATAGTTTTGCCTAGATCCAGTATTTCCTTTACGTTTACAGAGCCTCCTACAGTTTTGGGTGTATAAAACTGATTCAATACCCTTAGACGAGAAATCTCGGCATTTTTTAGTTTTACAGATGCTCGCTCTGATGCCTGTAACGCGCCTGTAAATTCATCTGAACCCGCTGTAGCGTTAGCAGCTATAGCGTTAAACGCCCGTATTTGGCTGTTAAGCCCTGCCAACGTACCGGAAAAAGCCCTGGAACCTTCGTTGCCTTTTCCTACGCTAATAACATATTCAGATAGCTCCTTTTTTACAGCTTTTATTTCAGCACTTGCTCTCTTGTCAAATAAATTAGGTATAGGTTTTAATTGTTTTTGTATATTTTTTATTGCGTTTAAGCGGTTTTCTACTGTTTTTATCCCGTCGAGGCCATTTACTCTTACATCAATAACCGCAGAATACGACGCCACGGCTTTTGCCTTGAACTACTTTTTATGTTAGCGACGGCGGCGGGCTTTCTCCATCTCCTTCTCGTGATCCTCATTCAGGATCTTAAAGTAGGCGCTCCAGCCAAGGAGTTCTTCGGGGGTCATCGTGGTGCGGACTTCGGACAGGCTCATGCCTAGTTCTTTGGCGACGCCGAACTGGAGCATGAGCCAGTTGTCTTTGCGAAGATCCGCGCTTAGGAGTTTGGGTCCATCTCCTCAGCGTTTTCGTCTTCGCTAAGGATGGCGAGCATCAAGGACTGGAGATCTTTGTCCTTGACTTCGTTTTTGAGGATGTCGATCTCTCCAGCGGCAAAAAGCTTCTTGCCGTTCTCGTCCAGAGCCTTTGCGATTAGGAGCTGGAGGGCAAACGCACCAGCATCATCGGATTTGGCTTGGCGTTGGGCGCGTTCGCGCTCGGCCATAGTCAAAGGTGTGACCCACATTTCAAATGTGGTGCCGTCAGAAAGTTCTACAACTTTCTTGGCTGGTTCGAGATTCGCGGCTTTGCGGAGGCGGTCAATCGCGCGAACTGGGACCGGCATGGAATACAAATGTATGTGTTTGTACTGTAGCGAAGAACAATAAAAAAGCCCCAGCATTGCCGGGGCTCATTACATCTGCTTGTATCAGACTATCAGGATTTGGTGAAGTCGAAGCTCGGGGCAGCGCTGGGACGGAAGTTGATAGCCACGCTTTGGCCATCGTCGG